GTTTTACCACTGGTTTTTTCAATCTGCTTAAGTTCGTCTTCTTGAATGCTATACTGCTTTTTTAAGTTCTTTAACGAACTCTGTAAGCCTTTATATTTCGTAACCGTAGCGGACGCATTTTTACCTTCAGCTTTAAAACGGCTAGTGCTGGCTTCCACAGCCTTATTCATGGCAGAGTAGTCTTTTTGCAAGCCAGCTAAGCCAGACTGTTGGTACTTTAAAGCTTTGGACGCGGCGCTCTGTTGTTTCTTAAATCCAGCCATGCGGGTAGTTGCTTGACTAACTGTATCTTGCAATTTACGAATATGGTTAGCACCGTCAACCGTAGAAGCATCATAGTCTTTCATTTGTTCCTTAGCTTGCGTAATGACTTTCTTTTCAGCGTCAATCGCTTTAGTCATGCCATCATACTTACGTTGTGCAGCTTCTTGCGAATCACCTGCGGACTTGTTTTGTATAACTAAAGCTTTAGTCTCACGATTGACTGAATTAACAGCACGCTTTAAGTTGTTTAAACTCTTGCTTGCCGCTAAAGTATTCAACGCAATTTCAGTGGACATCTGTGCTTGTACTTTTTTTGCCACTTATATTTACCCCCTTATCTATGAATTAAGCTCAACGGATCTACTGGCATATCCTCTTCTTCTTTAGCTGATAAAACTTCATTTAATCTAAAATAATCAGCATCTTCATATTGTTCGAGTGTCCAATGCAAATTAGTTAAGGCGTTCTTTTCAGCTAAATCAAAACTATTCAATGTGTTTTTGAGATGGAAGACCCGTTCAGCGGGGGCTACTTTTTTTCTTCTTCTTGCGCCTCGTCTTCATTAGCTTTCTTAATATCTTCTTCAGACAAGCCCATCAAACGCATTGCAATATGATTAGATATTTCAATTACTTGCGTACTTTCAAGTTCGTCTAGTTTTTCTGCTTGTTTATCAGTCAATTTCAAAATGTCAACCACATACGCAAAAACGTCATTAGTTAGCTTGAGAGTTGCTTTGATTGATTCAACCGGCTCATCATCTGCAATGTCTTCAGACTGTGCAAGCATTAACTGTAGTTCATAAGTCTTGCGGATATTCTTGTTTGACGCCTTTACTTGAAAACGTTTGTTTAATTCTTGAATGTAAATTTCCAATTTATAACCTCCACATATTAAAAGCCGCCCTCTTGCGAGCACTGTGTATTTCGTAAGCGACTTAGCTTATTTATTCAGCGGATATTTTAGCCCCGTCCGCTGTTGCGTTCGCTTGAACGTTTGACGGTGCTGTTAGTTTATTGCTGTAGTGGTAGTTGTTGCTTCTCCGCCGTATCCTTGGAATACGTCTGCTAGCATAGCTTCTTCATCAAAGCCGTCATCGCCATCATAAAAACTCTTATACGGTTGTCCATCATTCCAACGCATTACACCTAAAGCAGTAAATGTTAAGGCGTCTGCCTGCCGTGTGATTGCTGTATCAGTATCAGTTGTAATATTGACTGTGGCACGTGAAACTTGTGAACGTCCGAACGCAAAATAGATTGAATTCTTACGATCAATCGTTTCAGTTTCGATCAACAACGCCAAACGTGGCTTTACTCCACTAAATACGTAACCGCCTGCGCCGTCTGATTCATTGCCCAGCATTTTATTTAAAATATCCTGCGATAAGTTATTAACTGTAATTGCTGCGGTTGGTGCAGCAGGGTTAACATATGAATCTTGTACAATGTTGTTACCGGAAATTTTAACTACTGATCCCTCAAGGTTTGACAAGTTAGCCTGTGTTGAACCAAAGAAACGATCGTCCAGCGCTAAAATACCAGATGGGTCCAAACCTGCTTCATCTTTAATAATTTGATCGTTGTCATCTAGTAAAGCGACCTTTACCATTTTTAAACCTACGTTAGCCATTTAAAAACTTCCTTTCTTTATGCGTAAATCTTTAATTGTGTAAAATAAAAAGTCCCCGTTACTTGCTTAGTATCAGGGTCAATTGAATGCTCTCTAATTTGTGTTACATGCCAATGGTTTTTCTTAAACAGTTTCAAAAATTCGTATTCACCTTGTTCAGTATCTTCAATTTCTAATTTATAGAAGAATTGAATTTCAACTTGCCTTTGAGCCGCAAAAAAATCATCGTTACCTTCTAAATCCGAAATCGTATTGACGTCCCGAATAAGTGCCACCGTATTATCGGTGTTATCGACTTCGTTTTTTGGTACGTTGTACGTGTATATTTCATCCAGCCAGTCAAATTTTGCCGATTCGAGTAGCTGCTTAGCTTCTTTAACTGCTAACATTAGCTTCTCTCCTCTGCTTTTTTAACTTTTGCCTTATATAGTGCTGCTTCAGCTAGCAAGACTTTCTCAACGGTGCTATCACTATCACGCAGATTATCAACGAAATGATCGGCTTGGTATTTTTTGGTACCATCGTTTAAACGCCTAGCATTTGAAGCGTGATAAGCGTTATCCCAGCCGACCGTACTTTTACCGTTCTTCATACCGTCTACATTACCTTTGTGGTAGGTGATGTGGTCTGCCATATGCCCGAAAACTTTATCATTGTGGTTTGATCTATGCTTTTCATTAGTTTCTTTTTCAAGTTCGCTACGAAAAACTTCAGCACCAGCACCGGTGATAGTTTCTTTTTCAACTCTCGAAAGTTTCAATGATTCGACTGCTTTCAACCAATCATTTAATGCTTCATCAAGCTCCACTGCCACCACCGCCCCTCATTACTTTGTTGATTGTGACGTAATCAAATGCTAAATAATTTTCATCATCTGGTGAAACATCTTGAATATCATAGACAACGCCGTCATATTTGACCTGTTGCATATCTTCCACATTGCTATGGTGCTTGATTGCAATAACACGGGTGTTTTCTAAATCTGTCCCTGCTGCTTCATAGCGCTGTGTGAGTGTTGTTTTTACTCTCGCAAAGTGAGCCTTAAATTGTGGTACAAATATAGGAATATTGACGCCAGCACCATTCTCATGGTTTTCAATCGTGCCAAACTCTGCTACTTTGTTAAGTTGGTAAGGGCTAAAACGCCTATTGGCGGATTGTCGTTGTCGTTGTACCACCGCCAAACACCCCCTTCAGGTGATTTATCATCATTTGAGTGCCTAAACTTAAGCCGTCCGGCAAAGTACGGTGGTAATACAAATCTGTTGCTAGTGTAATTACTACCCGTTGAAAAATAGCGTTGCTTTCAAACTCTGCTAGTGCCACATTATGATTAACTGAGTTAGAAACAATTGCCTCGGCTTGTGCTAATAAATCAGTAATCAGAGTTACTTCCTCATCGGTACCGTCAAGATTAAGCTCAGCTAAAACTTTATCGACATTCAATATGACTTCACCCCCTTAATTGCTTCCACATACTTGCTTGAACATTTATCTTTAGATACATAACTAAAATCATCGTTAAACGGCTCACGATTGATATAAGCACCCTTAAAAAACACGTCTTTCATATCAGCAGTTACGCCCGCATTATGAAATATTTTGTGCTTATCCCAGTTACTTATATCATCAGTAGCCCAGCTAAAACTAAGTTCATTACTAACCACGGGCGTAACACCGTATTTTGGTAGCATCCACAGTTGAGCGTACATTTCAGCACACCATATTTGTAGCCCGCCATCAAGCTTAGGGTTGTCATTCGTTTTATCAGGTATCGACTTAAAATAATGGTAAAACTCATTACTTGCTGTATACACATCATGCCAGTAATTAGCTTTAGGGTTGCATATCAGCCATTGTGCGCCACCTTGTCCATCATTAGCTTGCTCAATACTATCGAGTGACACCCCCGCTATCTGCGCCATATGCTGTACAATCTCTTCACCATATGGACGTGAGGTTAGATAGTCGTAATTGGTGTAACCTAATGTTTCAGAACACTGCCAATACTTATCAGTGACGCCTAAACTATTGAAGTCGGGTAATTCACGAAAAATCACATCGCTATCACAATAAAAATAAACCTCGTGTTCACGGCTGCCGTCCTCTTGCAAGAATTGCCACCATAGATAGGGTTTAATGCTTGGTATATATGACTTGTCAGTACGGTTATCTTGATAAGTATGTGTCTCAACACCAAACGAACGCTTAAAATACGCCTCATAAGCATTAGAATTACCAGCAAACAACAAAACTACGTCTTTCAGTGGAAAACCAAAGCTTTTTAAGTTAGTCAACAAAACTTCTAGCTCCCACTTGAAACGCTTAATTTGTGGCTGGCAAAGAATGACCTTCATCTAACTAGCCCGCCTTAGTAGTAGTTGTTGTTGTTGGAGCCTTAGTTGTCGTAGTTGTCGTCGGTTTTTGCGTGGTCGTCGTCGTTGTAGGCTTTACCGTCGTAGTAGTCGTTGTACTTGTTGTGGTTGTAGGCACTGTAAAAGCAGGTACATCTACCTTGTCAGACTCGACAGAACCATCGCTGTACGACACTTGATAATCACCAGCACTAACACTTGTGCCAGCTTCTAAACCAGTTAATGATACTGACTTAGCGCCCTTATCACCAGTTGCAACCTTGGTACCGTCTTTCTTATAAAGTGCTAGACTTTCATCGCTTCTATCTTC